GGCGTGCAAGGAACGGCCCCCGGAGCGTTTGGGTTATCGCCATCGCAAAGCTATCAATGTGGGGCGGGATACCAGCTTCAGTTTGTCAATGGTCAACCCACGTGTGTACGTGTGGGCGGAGGTGGACCCGGCAAACCACCTACAAAGCCACCTGAAATTATTGACGTAGCGAATCCGCGTGGCATGCGATACGGCGGTGGGGTAGGCTTAAATACCGGCATCGGAAGCTTGGGAGCTTAAATATGGCAAATGGTGATACCCCTCCTGTTTCGTTGATGGACCGACAAGGTCTGGATCTTGACGTGGAGGACTTGCAGGCAGTAGAGGTCGAGGCTTTGCCGGGTGATCTTACGACTCGAGTAGAGATCGAAGGCGTCGAGATCGTTCAAGATGACGATGGTGGAGCTACGTTAGATTTCGATCCGTTCCGCAGCAGAGAGCGAGAAGACGATTTCTACGACAACCTAGCGGAGTTTTTGCCGGATTCTGTGCTGGCACAGGTTTCAAATGAGTTGATGGAGCAATATAGCTCGAATCGTGCGTCGCGGCAGGACTGGGAAGATGCATATTCCAAGGGCCTTGAGCTTTTGGGGTTCAATTATGAAGAGCGCACAGAGCCTTTTCGTGGTGCAACCGGTGTTACTCATCCACTGTTAGCAGAAGCGGCAGTACAGTTCCAAGCGCAGGCGTTCAACGAGTTACTGCCAGCCAGCGGTCCTGTAAGAACCACGGTCCTTGGATCACAGACCACGGACAAAATGGACCAAGCCAAGCGTGTTCAGGACTTTATGAACTACTACATCACCAATGTGATGGAAGAATACACGCCAGAGTTCGACCAAATGCTGTTTTATTTGCCTTTGGCAGGGTCTACATTCAAAAAAGTCTACTTTGATGACGCTTTAGGGCGGCCAGTTTGTAAATTTATACCGGCAGAGCACCTTGTTGTGCCTTATGAGAGCAACGATCTCGAGACATGCCCGAACATCACGCATGTAGTGCGTATGTCCTTGAACGATTTGCGCAAACAACAGGTTAGTGGGTTCTACCGGGACATCAAAGTGCTGCCGTCCCAGCCTGATTCGACCAGTGTAAGCGACGAAATAGACTATATTGACGGCACTCGAGCCACCGGAATTGATTACGACTGCACTTTATTGGAATGCCACGTTGATTTAGACCTTGAAGGGTACGAAGATACGGACGAAGAGGGCGAAATGACCGGTATTAAGGTGCCGTATGTCGTCACGATCAGCGAAGATAACGGAAAAGTGCTGGCAGTTCGCAGGAATTATCGCGAAGAAGACCCTCTGAAGTCCAAAATACAGTATTTTGTCCACTATAAGTTCTTGCCGGGCTTCGGTTTCTATGGAATGGGCCTAATTCACACGATTGGCGGTCTTTCTCGCACTGCGACGGCTGCTTTGCGTCAATTAATCGACGCAGGGACGCTTTCTAACCTGCCTGCGGGCTTCAAAGCGCGAGGATTGCGTATTCGAGACGACGAAGATCCTCTTCAACCGGGTGAATTTAGAGACGTAGACGCCCCTGGAGGCGTCATACGCGACAGTTTGATGCCTTTGCCGTTCAAAGGCCCAGATGGCACGTTATTTCAGCTTTTGGGCTTTGTAGTCCAAGCAGCACAGCGTTTTGCGACGATTACTGACATGAAAATAGGTGACGGTAATCAGTCTGCGGCGGTCGGAACGACGATTGCGATGATTGAGCAGGGTGCCCGTGTGATGAGTGCGATTCACAAACGCCTGCACTACGCAATGAAGGTCGAATTCAAGATCTTGGCCCGTGTAATGAACGAAAGCCTGCCGAATGTGTATCCGTATGCTGTCGCAGGGGCGGATCAAGCGGTAAAAGCAAAAGATTTCGACGAACGAGTGGACGTTTTACCTGTTTCTGATCCAAATATCTTTTCTCAAAGCCAGCGGATTGCTTTAGCACAGACAGAGCTTCAGTTGGCGATGCAAGCGCCCCAAATACACAATATGCCGCAGGTATACCGTCGTGTGTATGACGCTATGGGCGTAAGAAACGTAGACCAGATCCTGAATGCAGAGGTGCCGGACGAAGTTCGTCCAAAAGATCCGGCACAAGAAAACATGGATGCCCTTGAAAACGTGCCTTTAGAGGCTTTTAAGGGTCAGGATCACATGGCGCACATACAAGCGCACTTGTTGTTTGTGACGGGTGGTGTCGCTGCTACGTTGCCACAGGTCGTGTTAACGATCCAAAAACACATCCTGAACCATATTCAGCTGATGGCGGAGGAACAAGCAGAGGCGGCTTTTGCCCAGCAGAATCCGAACGTCGCGCTAGCAGATCCTGCAAACAACGCGCCTTTCCAAGCTTTGGTTGCGCAGTTCGTTGCACAAGGTATGCAGCAGGTTGTCGCCCTTGGGCAACAGATCCAACAGGCGGGACAGCCGCAAGAGCAGCAAGGGCCTGATCCTTTGATTGCATTGAAACAACAAGAGTTGCAACTTAAGGCGCAACAAGAGCAAAACGACGTGTCCGAAGAGCAGGCTAAATTACAACTCGAGCGCGAAAAACTTGCTCAACGAGAGGCGAACTTCCAACAAAGGCTGCAAAGTCAAGAACTACAAACTCAGGCACGTATTCAAGCGGGCATCGAGCGTGAACTACTCAAGCAAAGAGGTAATCAATGAGCAAAGTAAAAGTAGATGGGGTAACCCCAAAAGAGCCGCCAACTCCTGTGGCAAAAGCTGAAATCGAAGGGCAGGGCAGTATTCCATACGCTGTAGCTCAAGAAGAGGCAACGCCGAACACGATGACGGCAAAGATAATCCGTGGTCAAAAACGTGGCATGGGGGCCGCTTTGCGTGGGGGCCGCTTTACAATCGCATAAAAAGCGATAGTATCGGAGTTACTCGGAGAGTAAACGACAAGGAAAACCCTTGAACGATCTAGATGTTGTGCAATTTGTGCAACAAACATTAAAAGGTCGCAAAGCCCAAATTCAAGAACTCATGACTGAAGGCGGGGTAAAAGACATGGAACATTACAGAGAGTGCATGGGTGAAATCAGGGCGTGCGATTACGTCTTGGTGGAACTTTCTGAAATGCTGGAAAAACAGGAACAAAGAGATGCCTGACCCGAATGAAGCACTGGATTTGTCCAGTAGCTACGTCGCAGAAAAAGATTTGGTTTTAGACCCGTCCTTAATTGATAAAGAACTTGTAGATCGCCTGCCGCAACCTACCGGATGGCGCATTTTAATCATGCCTTTCCGCCCACCTGCAAAGAGTGATGGCGGTATTTTGTTGGCCCCCAAAACTATTGAAGAAGACGTGATACAGACGCAAGTCGGCTACGTCTTGAAAGCAGGGCCGCTAGCGTACAAAGACAAAGAGCGTTATCCGTCTGGTCCTTGGTGCAAAGAGACCGATTGGGTGATTTTCGCACGGTACGCTGGGTCACGATTTCGTTTGAACGGCGACAAAAAAGCTGCCTTTGGGAGCGAGGTTCGCATGCTGAACGACGACGAAATTTTAGGCACGATTTTAGATCCAAAAGATATTTACCACGGTTAGGGGATAAAAATGGCAGAGTCTAGTCCTGCGCATGAAGCAGATGATGGTCAGATTAATCTTGATTTTGACGAAGAAGCACAAGAAGTAATTCTAGAAGATGAGGGGGGTGAGCCTCAAAGTCCAGCGCCAGCAGAAGAGCCTGTCGTTGAAACAGAGGCGGTTGATGAGCACGAACAGTATGGCAAGTCTGTGCAAAAACGGATTAACCAGCTTACGAAACGTGCGAGAGAGGCAGAAAGAGAGCGCGAAGAGGCGGTCAAATATGCACAAGCTGTTCAACAAGAAAACCAAAGTGTTAAACAGCGACTGCACAATCTTGACAAAAATTACATCGATGAATATGGCAATCGGGTCAGTTCTGAGCAGCAAAGAGCGAAAGACGAGCTTAAAACTGCAATTGAGACTGGTGACACCGACCGCCAATTAGCCGCACAAGAGAAAATATCACAGCTTGCTGTGGCTGCAGATCGCCACGCCCAAGCAAGGGCGCAAAGAGAGGCACAGGCTGCGCAAATGCAAGCCGAAGTGCAGCAGCCGGTATATCAACCGGCCCCGCAAACACAGAGACCAGATCCTAAAGCAGAAGATTGGGCCGCCAACAACGAGTGGTTTGGCGAAGACTCTGCAATGACATTCGCAGCATTCGGTATTCACAAAGAACTGATCAATGACAAAGGCATGGACGGGACCAGTGACGAATACTATGATGCCTTGGATTCACGCATGAGAGACGCGTTTCCTCACAAGTTTGAAGATCGTGGTGAAGAAGTTTCTCAAACCCGCCAGCCAAGCCAAACGGTTGCTGGCGTTTCTCGTCCCACAAAAGGGGGACGCGGCAAGAAGGTTCGTCTCACCCCGAGCCAAGTCACTATTGCCAAACGATTGGGTGTGCCGCTAACAGAATATGCGAAATACGTGAAGGAGTAAGAAGATGGATTCAACAGATAAAGAAATTGAGGCAATCAAGAAAACTTCTCGCGCAAAATCATCGAGGGCTGCGACTGCACAACGCAAGCCGTGGTCCCCTAAGTCAAATTTAGATGCTCCACCCGCGCCAGAGGGGTTTAAACATCGTTGGATTCGTGCTGAAACGCGTGGCTTTGATGACACAAGTAATATCAGCGCACGACTCCGAGAGGGCTACGAGCTAGTCCGACGAGATGAATACCCCGATTTCGAGGCACCTACTATAGAGACGGGCAAGTATGAAGGAGTATTTGGAGTTGGCGGATTGCTTCTTGCTAGAATTCCGTTAGAGACGGTCGCAGAGCGAACCGAATACTTTAATAGAAAGCATTCGGATCAAGTTGAAGCTGTTGAAACTGATGTTCTACGCGAGAACGCACATTCAACTATGCGCATTGGCAAACCTGAACGTCAATCGCGTGTTACTTTTGGTGGTCCTCGTAATCAGTAAGGTATTAGGAGACTTTTTATGGCAAATCAGGAAACCGCGTACGGTCTACGTCCGATAGGACTTGTAGGAAGTGCCGTCAATTCTACTGGTGTCACGAAGTATGAAATTGCTTCTAACAACACCAATGCCATCTTCCAATTTAGCATTGTAGTTCCCACCTCAGCCGGTGTGATCGATCAAGCTGGAGACACTGCGGGCGGTACAACTGCTGCTCTGGGTGTTTTGGTAGGTGTAGAATATGTCGACTCTACTACGAAGAAGACTACGTTTATCAACTACTGGCCCGGATCAAACAACGTGAGCGTTGACACTAATTTCCCTGTCAAAGCTTTAGTTGCTGACAATCCGATGCAAACTTTCCAAGTGGCAAGCGACGCAACACTTACCGACCGTGCAACTGCACTGACGGCTGTTTTTGCAAACGCTAGCCTGGGTACGTCTGCTCGTACGGGCTCAACTAACACGGGTCGTTCGAATTCGGCTTTGAGTGTTTCATCAATCAACACAACGGCAACACTACCGCTGAAGATCATGGGCATCGTCGATGACGAAGCAAACGATGACTTTGCAGCGGCCGGTATACCGTTGATTGTTCGTATTAATGCGCACTACAACTCACCGAACGCACGATTCGATTCACAAACCACTGCCACCACAACTGGCATCTAAGGTAGGAGAATTTCAATGCCTATTACTCGCGCACAATTAGCGAAAGAGCTTGAACCCGGCCTTAATGCTTTGTTCGGGCTTGAGTATGATCGATACGATCTTGAGCACTCAGAAATATTTGACGAAGAGTCTTCAGACCGCGCGTTTGAAGAAGAGGTCATGCTTTCTGGATTTGGTACTGCTCCTGTGAAATCAGAGGGCAGCGCAATTTCGTTTGATGACGCGCAGGAAACATACACTGCACGTTATACGCACGAAACCATTGCGCTAGCTTTTTCAATCACTGAGGAAGCCATTGAAGACAATTTGTACGACCGTTTGGCTGCGCGTTATACGCGTGCGCTGGCTCGTTCAATGTCTCAAACCAAGCAAATCCGTGCTGCCACTATCTTGAACCAAGCATTTAGCACTGCGTCACCCATTGGTGACGGTGCGGCTCTGTGTTCAGCGGCTCACCCATCACTTTCTGGCAACCAGCGCAACCTGTTGTCTACTGCTGCGGATCTCAACGAGACTTCGCTGGAGCAGATGCTGATTGACATCGCTGGACTGACTGATGAAAGAGGTCTGAAAATTGCTGTTCGCGGTATGAAACTTATCATCCCGAAAGAACTACAATTTATTGCGGAAAGAGTTTTGAACTCAAATCTGCGACCGGGAACGGCAGACAACGACATCAACGCCAACAAGTCTATGGGTATGCTTCCAGATGGAGCGGTTGTAAACCACTTCTTGACGGACACAGATGCGTTCTTCATCAAGACAGACGCACCTAATGGCTTCAAGTTGTTCCAAAGAACGCCTATTCGCACTGCGATGGAAGGCGACTTCGACACAGGAAACATGCGTTTCAAGGCTCGCGAAAGGTACTCTTTCGGCGTAAGCGACTGGCGCTCCGTGTTCGGAACACCCGGCGCATAAAGCAGGTTTTTCTGCTTTGGAAGGGCGACAATGTCGCCCTTTCTTTTTGTCTCTTTCTTGGTTATCGTTCTTCCATCCTGACAGGCGCATTCCGTGCCTGACACTAGCCAAGACAGGAGACACAAATGGCTAATACGACTTTCAACGGACCGGTTCGTTCAGAAAACGGTTTCCAAGACATCACCAAAAATAGCAGTACTGGCGGCGTAACAAGCACCATGACGCTGCAAACTTATACCACGACGATTACTGTTGCTGACGGTGCTACCACCGGGAAAGAGGGCTCTATCGGCATCCCAGTAAACTTCATCCCTATGGGCGTGACGGTAGCTGTCACCACGGCGGCAGCAAACGCCGTTAATTTGAATGACATTGGCACCGATGCAGATACGGATGGTTTTGTGGATGGCATTTCTGCGGCTGTCAATAGCACGGGATTCAAAGGGTTTTTCCCTTGTAATGGCGTGTTGGGAATGTCAGGTGGCACCACGACAGCAGCGGGAGCTACCGCTGACGAAGTAGAGCTTGTAGTTTCTGGTGATCCGGGCGGCGATACGGTCATCGTATTGAAGTTCTTTGGTATTAGCAGTTCCTCTGACGCATCTTAGGAGTCCGATATGGCGGATGCAGTAACATCGCAAACCTTAGTCGATGGTCCTAAATTCGCTGTCCTTAAACTGACAAATATTTCAGACGGGACAGGCGAATCTGCAGTCACGAAAGTGGATGTTTCGGCTTTAGCCAACAGTGCTGACGGTGACACCTGCACAGGTGTCACTATCGACCGTATTTGGTGGCAGTGTATCGGCATGAAAGTGCAGCTTTTGTTTGATGCAGATACTGATGCGTTCATTATCGAGCTTGGAGAAAACCAAAGCGGAGACCATGACTACAGCAGCTTTGGTGGCCTAACCAACAACTCTGGGACAGGCAAGACGGGTGATATTAAGTTCACGACTGTGGGCGCTAGTGCGAACGACACCTACACGGTGATTCTTTATATGAGGAAAGGCTTCGATTAATGGCTACGACCAAGGACGTGAAACGATTGCCGTCTGGTCGTCTGCAGTACCGAGGTGAAACCTTTTCTGGATACA